AACATTCTCTAAGTAAATTAAATCCATTAGAATGCCTACCTATACCAAAGACTTTCATATCTGATACCCATATACGTCTGGCTGGCATACTTGCTAACCATTGTAAAGCTGGGCCATCAACAACATTACCAGCACCAGAATTTTCATGCATGTATTTTTCACTTACACGCATACCATTCTTAGCAATAACATGCAAGTGACCTGTGTTACCCCAGCCATTGTACATAGCTATGTTAACAGCAGGTAATAATTGCATGATGTCTAGTATGTCTTTACCATCAAAACACATAGAACCTGATGCGTCTATAAGAATTGTACCGCCTTTAACATTCTGTTTTTGTTTGAATATTTTCTTGTCGATACAATATCTGTTAATGTACTTAGGATTGTAACCAAAGTCAGCTGAACGATATTGTCTACTGTTCTTTAGTCTACCTTGTAAGTTAACTGTCAATGGTGGTTGGTGTATTTCCATATTACCCCACTGACCTACACCATTTGAAGAATGATATGCCATATCTTCAATAAGATTTTGACGCATACGTTGTTCAAGTTTCTTTACAGTATCAGTAAGTTCATTAGATGTATCTTCACTTTCACCATCCTCACTTTCACCATCCTCGTTTTCAGGATTGTTTTGTGACTGACCACCAGCTTGTGGTTTTGGTTTGAATACATCTTCTTCTTTTGGTTTATCAATAAACTCATTAATAATTTTTGATAACTTTTCAGCATACTTTTGTACCTTACGATATGCAGGTAGCTGATTGTATCTATGATTAGTAATAAATCTTACAAATCTACGTGCAGTAGAAACTGCAAAAGATATTTCTGCTTTACGCAAATCAGATATTCTTTCATCACCTTGTACTGAATTAAATCTATCAATAGTAAATTTGTATTGTTCACTATCATTTACATACTTAGCACCAGGTACTGTTTCTGTAGAATAAGATGCAATTATATACAATATGATATCTGCAATAGATGCTTTTTCTATCATTGTAAAGATACGTCTTTCAACTAAATCTTTACATTGTATAAATTCATCAACGTGTAATTGCGCTGTAAGACCAAGTAGATAATTGATACGTACTTCTTCTAGTGCATGTATACAATCAGCACGTGTGCCACGCATTAGTTTACCCATAGTTTTAGGGGACCATTTAGCGTGACCTAGTTCGTGCCTACGTATCATACGACTATGATTAACACCACAATCATCACACTCTCTGTCCATAGGAACATACATCTGTTTGTTTAGATTGTCTGTTCTAGGTTGAGAGTCTTGTTCTGTTGTTTCAAGTACATGCCATTCATCACCAGTTACAATTTCTGGATATGGATAAGCTTTACCTTGATACATTATTCAGCCTTACTTAGTACAATTGCGTCTACAAGTTCTTCGGCTTTGTCACCGAACACTAACTTACCAGCAGTTTGTGCAGTAAATCCTTTGTCTTGTAAGTCAAAGAATTCTTTCCATGCACGTACTGAGATACGTTCTTCTGGGTCATCCACAAGAGTTGTATCATTAATGACGTTATGCCATTCATCTGGGAATTGTTCCATTGCTTTTGGATGTATTGTATTGACATAGATTTTTACAGGAAATCTATCCTTCAACGCAAGTGGCAATGATTCAGGTGGGCTGTTAGTTGTAGCTACGACTTGAAAGCCTTCAGCTGGTCTAACAGTTTCCTTACTGTCATTGTTTAGTGTCAACATTGCTATGTCTTGGTCATCCAATATGGCATGCAAGAATGTCATTGCGTCTGGTGATGCGTGGTCAATCTCATTGATGACTAACCTACCACCATTACGCCATGCTTGTATTGCAATACCATCATGCCATTCGAAACCACCATCTGAACTTGGTTTGTAAAAACCTTCCAAGTTTGCAGAAGCAGTATCTTCTGTCATAGTTATTTGATATACGTTTGGTTTACCATCCATATCCAATGGTGTGCTTTGTTTAACAGCACTGTATGTTTTACCTGTACCTGGGGGGCCAAAGAGTAATACACGTCTTGACTTTCCTAGCACAGATGCTATCATTTTCCAACAATCATTTTCTGACATTGTTATCCTTTCTATTATTCTTCCTCATCAGCAATAGGTACCCATTTACAATAGATATCTATTACATTATTTACTTTATCTTTCCTTTGAACTACTTTAAAATTACCAAGACCTTTAAGGTGCTTGATACTTTGTTGTTCAAAAGACATTATGTTTTTTACTGTACCTGATATATAGTTATTAGATTGTCCAATAACATACCAAGTATTTGGTGTAGCTAATAACACACGAACCTTTTCATCGGTTAACAACCTTGGTTGTCTACCTTCTTTCTCAGGTCTTGCAGGTGTCTTAGCATACATGCCATCAGGCATTGTCATTATCTACCTCCTTCAAGTAGTCTTCAGCCTCATCACCAATGCTATGTAAAGAGTGTGACAAATTACTTATTGTCATATCTTTTAGCTTTGCAACGTCATCTTTTAATGTACATTGTATAGATGTAGGCTCCATTAACAACCATGATTTAAATACACCACTATTTTCTGCATGATGTATTACATCCATAATTTCATTGAATGTATATTTACCATCAACATCTAGTACACCAGTAAACACATCAGTCATTGTTTCTGCTTTACATACGTCAACAATTTTCTTGGCGTTTACAATTGCTTCAATATTATTGGTAGCTGGTATGTCGATTTCCCATACATCTGGTTCTTCAAAACCAGGTTTATCTCCATGGCTATCAATATTAGAGTAAGCAACTTGTACTCTATATACTTTCATAGGTTGCTCTTGTACTTCTATATGATTCATAGTTTCCTTTCTTCTGTCAGTTGATACAAAAGTTAACAACTGACAGAAGGAAAGTACATTGACACAGGGTAGTGATTGAAACCCTCCTTCATCAGTTGCATATGTATAACGAAGCTACCTATCTCTGTACTTATTTACCATTGGTATTAAGTTTTAATAGATAGCTTGTAACCTACGTTCAGTATTTGGGCAACAGGGCAGTTAACCAGTCTTACTAATAGGCTACAAGCTACCTACATTATGGACAAATGGCTAGTAAGGGGAAACAAACTAGCAATGTAAGTAGCTCTGCGTTGTCAATTACAGTGTATCTGCATTGAATATTTTATCAACATTGTTACGCATTGATTCTAATTCATATTCATGTTGGGTATATATTTGTTCGGTATCTTCTGGTGACCATGGATATGTACTTACACCATCACCATTACCTAATTCAATATCCCATTTGTTTTCTATTTCAAGATTAAACTTGATAGCAATATCATTAAGTAATCTAAATGGTTCTCCCCATGCAGACTCGAAATAAAATTCTAATGTTCTTGTATCATCTACAGTTTCATCAGATAATAATTCTGTCTGACAATCTCCCCATTTAGTTCCCCAATTATTATATTGCCAATCAATTGGTTTATATGTTTTATGTTCTTTAATTAATCTATCTTTAACCATATCCATCATAGGTCTAACGTCATCACCATCTTCGTACCATGCGTCCACAGTAACACCGTCTATACTTCTAGAACCTTGATGTAAGTTTTGTAATTCAATTGGCATTGGATTACATTTAGTAAAGTCATAATAGTTTTCACCTTTATCATCTTTACCTATAATTGTTTTAAGAAAGTTAGCAACGTCAACTTTGTTACCAACTATTTGTGTATTGTTATATGTCCAGTTAGGCATTATTCCTCCTCTAATCCTATTTGTTTACTCCATTCTTCACGTGATATACCAGTCATTGCAAGTTTCATACCATGAAACAACGCTAGTAAATCATCAAAGTATTGATTGTGTAATGTATCTGCAGTTTTGTTTTCACTCCAGAATGTAACATCAAATGTATCCATCCAGTTGTGTATAACTGTTATTTGCATGTCTTGATTGTGATAGTTTTTAAACGCAAGTGTTAAACCACCACGTTGATATTCTTTTGATTCTTCGTGTTCAGTAAGAACACATTTATCTAAATCAAAATTAACTTCTTCTGCATAAGCTTTGATTGCATCTGCACTGTCTGTATACATACGCATTATTCTTCCTCCTTATTTATGTTAATTGCTATCTCATTGAGTTCCATCATAAAAGTTTTCAACTTATCTGGTGCATTAAACTCATTAAGAAATTCAGTAAAGTCATTTCTAATTTCATCATTAGCTAATGTCATAGCAATAAATTGCATTTGAAATTCACTATCTTCTTTAGATAGTTTGTCAACAATTATCATTTGAGTTTTAGATAGAAATTCTATTTTAAAATAAATATCATCTAAAATTTTATGTAATTTATTGTCTGTTTTATTGTCCATTATTCTTCCTCGTTTATAGTTTTGTTGAATGCTTTGTCAACTTGGTATCTAACAGCTTCGTCCAGCATAGCTGCGAATCTAGATACCTCTGGCAAAGCACCATTGTTCGTCCATGTTATTAAGTCTGTTAATGTCCATCGTATTACAGTTCGTAATTGATTTGCATTAAGAGTATCTAATTTATCATTGATATTCATATTTTCCTTTCATAGTGTGACTGTCGTTGGTCAAGAGTTCCAACGACAGACACACGCATACGATATTAGAATGGATTTTTATCCGTGTATAGATTTTCATCTATCATGCTGTCATCTAATAACTTTATACCTAAAGTATTTAAGTCAGCATTTAGATTGTTATCTGATTTGTCTTGATGATACTTAGCGAGTCCCTCGCCAATGTAAGATTCAAGACTTGTCATTTGTCCATTAGTTAATAATGGTGCAATGACATCTATTGCTTGTCGTATTGCTACGATATCCATAATTTATCCTTTCGTTATGCTATATACATAGCCAGCAATATATTTATAATATACTGCAAGCTATATACACTCGTCACTTCTTAACTGCTTACTCCACGTCATTGCGTGGGCTACTTCAGCATGTTACATTAGATTATTTATTACATAGTATTCCCCTTCAAGTCTATGTTCCTATGGTTTATAGACTTTACTCTCTCTACATTTTACAATATAGAGAGTGTAAAACCTATTGGTTTTTAATAGGGTGCAACTTCCTCAAGCACTTCAGTGCTTTCAGTTGTCGCTGACTCGTTAGAGTCGCTAGCAGATTCTTCTGCTTGAGCTTGCTTTTTAGCAAGATATGTTTCGCTTTGCTTATGCAATGCGATTACCTCGTTGATATCGAGATAAAGTGGAATAGTTTGCAAAGAACCATTAATGTATCTTTGCACGAATGTGCGCTCACGCCATTCGGTTAGTGTTTTACCAGTAATTCCACACACTACTGGTTGCATTGGTTTTGACATAGAACTCCTTTCAATATTTGCTTATGTCATTGATATATATTTATTATACATATCAGTCAGCCTTCTGACTCCAAGAGTCTGAAGAAGGCTGAGTGATATATATATTACTTGTGATACACAAGATATATATAATCACTGTTGTGTTCTACGCCACACTCGTGGCAGTATGTATCAACTTGCATTATTATTTATAGTTACCTTTCTATATTAGAACCAGCACATAACACAAACATTCGTTTGTTTCTGGCTCTAAACACATTGGACAATACAATTCATTATCATTCATAATTAATCCTTTCATAATATATCTACTGTCCTGAACTCAAGAGTTCGGAAGGACAGTAGATATTTATTAACTATTATCTAAATAGTAACTTAAGCTGTTGAATAGTATTTGGCTTACGCTTGGAAACTTCCCAAGCATTTTCGCCATTTAAATACACTTTTGTGCTACAAGCACCATAGTGTATGTTAAGCGGATAGCTTTTACCATTCTTAGCTGGTTTCCAATATGCATCTTTTTTATAGACTATTGGATATAAACAGACATTACATGTCTTTTTATTATTAAATTTATCCATTGTTATTCCTTTCTTTTAAATAGATAAAGATACTTTATAAGTATCAGTCAGTATTCTGACCACAAGTGGTCGGAAGAATACTGAATGATAATTACTCACTGCGATACTCTCGTCATGCTGAGCTCGTTGTATCGCCAGGTTTGTTCCCGATGGTTGCCATACATACTCGTATCATGAACTCCCTACTTACTCGTATGTATCATTGCAACTAAATACTCATTAAGATTAACTCCTTTCTAATAAGTATCAGTCAGCATTCTGACCTCATAGGTCGGAAGAATGCTGAGTGATAATTACTTTTTAATTATGGTTACAAACCTTGTCGAAACAAGCTTTTGTACACCAACAGTCTTCATAGTTGAATTCGGCTAACGCCTCATCACAACAACATATATTATTCATAATTTATCCTTTCTATATAAATAACTATCCGACCTCATAGGTCGGAAGGATAGTTATTTAATTCATCATATCCAGCCAGACATTAGCTGGCGGTGGATTATCGTTACGTTTAAACCAGATATATTTTCGTATACGAAATCTATATCTTTTAAACGCACACTCTATTGTGAATAAATACCATTTTATTTTATTCATAATATCCTTTCTGTCGGAAGGTTCGAACTCAGAAGTTCGAGAACCTTCTAGACATAAAGATATATAATTCATTAGACATACAAGGCATGTTAAATAACTATATATCTCTATATTTTAATGTAATAGGAAGTCATACTGTCTGACCTCAGAAGGTCAGAAGACAGTATGTCTTACTATTTACAAAAATATAGGATACTGTATAGAATATACAGTATATATATAGTTTGACTAGCAGATGTTAATCTTGGTGTCTTACATATAGTACGTAAGGTCTAAAAAATATGCTGGTAATCTTGTACAGAAACCCTGTCAGTAATTGGCTTTTAGGGCATGAGCGGGCATTAGGCTTATGTGATTTGACTTAACCTTTTCTAGTGTCCTTGGGTACTGCCTTTGTCTTTCTAGTGTACTGATTACTCAGTGAGCAGCTTTCTGCATCCCGATTGCACCTTCACCTGTAACAAAATACTTGTGTTAAGTGTTTGTAATTAACTTGACTATAGCATATAATTCTCACTATACAAACATCTAAAGAAAGATAGTTAAACAATGGTTGATACTCCCAAGAATGTAGTCTGTATAGCTGAGGGCTGCAGGAAAAGATTAAAGGGTAAGCAACGCAAATTCTGTTCTCCTACCTGCCAAAAACGACAGTTTGCTAGAGATAAATATTACAACAAGCAAGATGACGTAAAACCTATTAATATAGAACGTAAGTCTGACGAAGGCGACTACGCTTCTGTTAGACGAGGACAGCATTACCGAGCTTTCGTAAGCGAAGGTATAGCTGATGAAGTTGCAACTGGCGATATGACAGTAGCACACGCAGCTTCCCTCCTTGGTTGCACTTCTGCTACTGTCAGTCGCATGCTTGCTGCCTACAAGATAGACAGTAGAAACGCAATAGCAGCAGAAGATTGGGAAATATCAGCAGATGCACAAAGTGCATTAGAAAATTTTTCCGACTTCCGACACAAATATTTTCGCACCGAACTAGGCAAACATTATGACACTGCACCTTTTCACACTAACTGGATAAATAACATTATAGATTCTATAGATAACGGTAAAGAATTATTAATACTGTCACCCCCACGACATGGAAAGACAGAACTATTAATACACTTTGCTGTATATCAAATATGCAAAAACCCTAACGTACGTATTATGTGGGTAGGTGGTAACGAAGATATAGCTAAGAACGCATTGTCTGCTGTGTTAGATGTATTAGATACAAATGAGGAATTACAAGAAGCATATTGTCCACCAGGTACAAACTTTAAACCAGATAACAGGTCAGGTAAAAACTGGTCACAAAATCAATTTACTGTAGGTACTAGAACAGTTTCAGGTATTAAATCACCTACAATGGTTGCTGTAGGTAAAGGTGGTAAAATTCTATCTCGTGACTGTGACATAATAATTGCAGACGACATTGAAGACCATCAAACTACTATGCAACCTGGTGCTAGAGAAAGTACAAGACAATGGTGGACTACAACACTATCAAGTCGTAAAGAGGAACATACAGCTGTAGTTGTTATTGGGTCAAGACAGCACCCTGATGATTTATATAATCACTTACTAGAATCAGATAACTTTACAAGCATTGTAGAAACATCACATGCTTTAGATTGTCAAATACCAGAACACTTAGAAGAAGAACATACTGATTGTATGTTGTGGCCAAATAAACGTAGTTTTAAATGGTTAATGTCACGATTACATTCTGCTGAATCTACAGGTGGTAGACAAACATTTGAAATGGTTTATTACAATCAAGCATACGTAGAAGGTACGCAAATATTTACAATGAATATTATTGACCAATGTATGCGACCTGATTTAGTACTAGGACAAGTGTATAGAAATTTATATCTTGTTGCTGGATTAGACCCTGCATCATCTGGTTATCAAGCATCTGTATTATGGGGTATAGACCAGTACAGAGGTGAATTATATTTAGTAGATTTAGAAAATAGACGAGGTGGTGGTGTAAGAGCTGCACTTGACCAAATGGCACAATGGTTACATGATTATGATTGTAGACATTGGATAGTAGAAGAAAACGGATTTCAAACTGCTATACGACAAGATGCTGCTATTAAAGAATTTACATTACGTACTGGTATAACTGTACAAGGACATTTGACTGGCAAAAATAAACACGACCCACTTTATGGTGTTGGTGCTATGGCAGATTTGTTTGAAGACAAAAGAATTATTTTACCTACTGGTGATGGTGAATCTAATGCAAAAGTACAGAAATATAGGCAACAACTGTTATACTTTGATGGCAAGCCTGTTTCTAAACGAAACAAGGAAAAAACTGACATAGTTATGGCAAGTTGGTTTCCTATGAAAGTTTTTAGGCGTATGCAAAAAGAGCATGCTGCTGACATAGGATTAGACTACAATCCTAGTTATGGAGATTATAAAATGACGGAGATGAACGAAGCACCATGGGCATAGAAAATTTAGATGTAAAAAATTATCAAGAGATAGTTAGAAATGCTTCTGAACTTACATCTGGTAAGTTAGTACAAGAAAGACAAATTTCAAAAGCTAGAATTAAAGCAATTCTTAATGGTGGTGCTGATGGTATAAAAGCTTTACTAGGTAACACAATGGAAACCTCTGATGCTGATTTATTACCAGCTCCTAACATGTTGCAGTCTGGTATTGACCGACTTGCACAAAAAGTATCTGGCATACCTCAAGTTAGAGTAGATGTACCTAACGATAATGATTCTGCTAGAAGTAAAATGCGTGCAGAAAAATTAGAACGTATTGTTACTAACTATGACGACAAACAAGGTTTATTACATCAATTACAACAGGCTGCTAGATGGTTACCTGGTTATGGTTATTGTGCTTGGGTAATTACTACAAAGAGAGATACCAATGGTTTCTTTTATCCTAGTGCAGAACTACGTGACCCTTATGATACATTCCCAGGTAACTTTGGTCCTGACCAACAACCTAGAGAAATGGCTGTAGTAAGAAGAATACCTAGATACAAACTTGCACAAATTTATCCTGAGTTTGCAGAACAAATATTAAAACAAGACGAAGATGCAGAAGAAGCAGCACCAGATACTGCTACACCATTTATGTCTTATGAAAACAACAGAGAACAAGGTTGGGAAGACAATACATATGCTGGTGTAAGAATTATTGAATACTATGACATGGGTGGTACTTATGTAGTATTCCCAGAACGTAATATGATTTTAGATTTCATACCTAACGTTTTATCAACTCCACCATTTGTATTTATGAAGCGTGTGTCTTTTGACCAACTAAAAGGACAATATGACCATGTTATAGGTTTGATGGCAATGATGGCAAAGATAAACATTATGTCAGCAATAGCAATGGA